CAGGCTCCACAAGGCAGGCAAGGTGGTGCCCGAGAATCTGCACAAACAAGCAGACAAACTCGAGGCACAGTTGGACGCGGAGGCGCGCAAAATTCGCGCCAACAACAGCGTGAACCCGCGCAGCGGGAACAACAGCCAATCACGCCGGTCCAACGCGCGAAGGAACAACCCACAGGTTCAGCAGAAGAAGAGCGACATCGCGAAGAGGATGCCGCACAACCTGGGCTCAATCCTCTCGCAGACGACTTCATCCCTCGTGCCGTTGTTGGAGAACGTGCCGCTGACGATCACCGTCAAGACGGGCCAACGGCAGATGAAGCAGCAACGCAAGTTGCAGAACCAGCAGCGCAAGCTGCAAACCCAGTAGTTGTGCCAGCCCCAGTCGTCGCACCAATTGATGCTGACGCTTGGGTTGATGACGTCAAGAAGGTGAGAAACGGAGTGCACCTTGGTTTGAAGTGTTTTCTACAAGCCAAACTTCTATATACTAGCCGTATGAAGGGTGCATTTATTGACCAGACCGTGTTGAATTACGCTCGCAGTCAAGCGCAAGTTTACTGCCGCGATCACGCCGATTGGTTGCCTACCGAAAGGTATGCCGTTTATTGCAAAACGATAACGCAAGCAATAACTGACGTCACACAAGATATGGAGTGTTTACTCTCCATGCGCAGACACGCCGAGGAACTTACAACGCATCGAGACGCGTTGCTCGTGCAAACTCAGCGCACTGAGTGGGTTCGTAATATATGGACTAGGTGGTGGCACCGAGTGGAAAATAATGGGTTCGCCCGCAAAGTCACTCGCGAGGTTGAGGCTAAACCGCCACTAAAACGCACTGAGTTGTTTTATGCAACTAACATAAATTGGTGGAAAATATCGTTGCTTTGGTTGATGATTACCACCATTGTTCCCTGGACTGCGCACGGTGCAGCCTACGTATCGGGAGCCCGAAAGGTTATGATGTTCACAGGACCGATATTTAATTTGTCCTGGTGGAGTTACACGTATCTCCTTCCCCAGACGGTGTTAATCATCGTTGGTTGGTTGATGAGCATGGGGCTCGTCGGATGGAGTGTTGCGGCCGTTGTTGGATTAGGCATTGGCCTTTTCCGATACCGCTCCTGGTAAAGGACGACCAGGTAGCGCAGACGGTAGTCCAATTGGTTGGCCAATTGACGGAGTGCGTTGTCTCGAAAGAGATGACGGAGCACTAAGTAGATTGTTGTCATTGTTACGGTCAACCGATAATAGGCCAGCTACGGGATGTAGGTTTGATACTTCTCGAGTCGATTTTACTTGTGACCACAAGCGTAAAATGCGCGTTGTGGTAGAACACCCATTGCGCACCGAAAGGTTTGCATTTCACAAGTGTGCTGTCAATGAGTTGGACAGCTTACTCAGAAGACACGTCATTGATCAAGTTGCACCGAGTTCTGATTATATCAGCTTTGCCCGCCGTGAACTGAAGGCATTGTATTGGTTGTGTGGAGCACCCAAGCTCTCCCCAATGGAACCGGAAGCGCTGATTGCCACGCGAAGCACACACGTGCAGAAGCGTTGGCGCCGCATTGCGGCTGACGCATCAAACACATTATTTCGCAAGGGTGAAGCCCTAGTTAAGACTTTTCTGAAATATGAAAAGTATGGTGCGGATGTTTTGCAGTCTGGGAAACCACCACGAGCAATCCAAGCTCGAGGCCCGTTGTTTACATTCCGCCTTGCTCAATATTTGGTCCCCATCGAACATTTGATGTGGAAGTTGAAACCATCAACTAACTTTGGTTTACGCGTCTTTGCCAAAGGCAGGAACGCCGTCCAAAGAGCAACTGATCTGAGTAAGATGCAGTTGTGGCCAGATACGCGCTTTGTACTAATCGATCACTCGAAGTTTGACTCCAGAATACACAGGGAGCACTTGAAGGTTAGCCATGAATTTAACGAGAGGTTTTATCATGGGGGTGATAGGTCAAAGCTGCGTTTGTTGGGTAAGTGTCAATTAAAGAACAAATGCATCACCGAGAAGGGACTTTTCTACGAGGTAGATGGACGTAGAATGTCGGGTGATATTGACACCGCTAAGGGTAATTGCGAAATTAACTACACTGTCCTGCGGTATCTGCTGCAGGGGGTTCCGTCATGCATTTATTTAGATGGTGACGATTCCGTAGTTTCTGTTCCTGCTAAATGGGTAGACTTGGTGGTGGAGCGCGTTCGGAACAACGTAGGTACCGGTATGCAATCCACTGTGGAGGTGGCAAACCACTTTCACGAAGTCGAGTTCTGTCAGTCTCGTCCAATATACACTAACGGACGTTGGATGCTTATGCGTAATCCAATTAAAGCCATTTCTAACATGTGCTTACTGATGGAAGAGCCAGTCGAGGGGTTGAAAACTCGCCTGGCTACTTTAGGCGTTGGCGACATGCATGCTTCTAGCGGCTGTCCTGCCATATATCCGTTGGCCAAGCAATTGGCTACTATTGGTGAAATTGATACGGATAAATTTGAGTATAGACATAAACTCAATAAACGCTTAAAGCCGATGGAGCCAGATGATGAGGCGCGTGCACAAGCTTGGTTAGCTTGGAATTTGCACCCGACCGAGCAGGAGC